AGTCCAGCTGCACTTCTATATTCTACAACCTCATCATCTTCGGTTGTAAACTTTAAATGTTTTTCTTTCTGTACTGAAATCTTTTTCACTATGTAACTTTTATCGTCTGCATCACCCCATTCTTTGTTGAATGATACTGTTACTTCATATCTTGTTCTGAATAAGTCTATGAACCACCAAAATGCAAACTTAATCCATTCCCAAACTTTAATTATCCACTTTTGCACTTGCTCTCCACTGATAACATGACCAATATCTTGCTTTAGTTTTAGGGCCTGGGTCTGAACAATTATGTCTTGCTCTAAATGACTTTCTTCGTTCTGCATTATCTCTGTTTATACCCATGTTAGGGTCTCCAAAACGAACCACTACGACCTTTCCTTTTTCATTCTTTACATAGACCTTAAACTTCTTATTAGGGTTCTCAGAAGTCCTTATAGGGTCATTTAATTTAACTTTTTTACCTTGATACTCTGCTTCTGTAATTACATGGTCATAATATCCTAAACATTCTGCACAACATTCTTCTTGAGCTCTTTTTATTTGGTCTGCTGTAGGAGCTCCTTTTTCACCCTTTTTCCTCATCTTCTCACCAGAACCAGCTTTAATTCTTGCCTTTTTCTTTCTGATATTGTCCCAGAGACCCTCGTCTAATTCATCATCACCCAATTTTAAAAACATTTTATTTTTGATTTGTTTTTTATCGGATGCAGTCATTCCTGCTTGTTTTGCAAGAGAGTTGATAAATGCAAGACCATCTTTTTCATTTGCTTTGTATCTCCTACCCATTTCTTTCTTAAGACCATTTGCAATTATGTCAAGAACATGAGATACATTTGTCACTATCCTACCATCTGTCATAAGTCTTGCCTCATTTACAGACTGTAGTGAACCTTTTAAAACAACTTTTTTCTTTTCTTTTTCTTTGTTTTTTACAAGAGGTGGATGTTCGTCTTCGTCACCAGCAACAATCATACCTATTTGATTTATTAAAGATGTAACTACTGGTGTGGGTAATTGTGATAATTGTTGCATTACATCTTTAGATAGACCTTTTACATTTTTTAGTTTCTTTTTCCAAGAAGAGATTGCAGTCATATCTTTTTTTCTTGATTCATTCATTGACTGACCAGGCGTATCATCCATATACCTTTTCAAAAGTTCTGGTGTTCCTACTTCTCTATAACCAGAGTCTTCTTTCTTTTTCTTTTTACGAACAATAGGTTTATCAGTAGAAACTGCAGCTCCAGTTGAGTTCACTGGTGCATCTTCGAACATTTCTTTAAACCTTTTTATTTTCATGCTACCTCTTCTAATGGTTTACTTAATTCTTCCCATGATGTTTCGTAGTCTGATTCTGCATCAATCCATTGTGAAACACCTAACTGTTCATATTTAGGTAAAAGTCTATCTGGAAGTAGTCCAATCTTCTTAAGATTAGGCATGACTCTGTTAAATAATAGATATTGAAATTGTGAACTTAATGTATTTTCTCTAGACCATTCGTCTGTATATTCTAAATCAAATCCCCATTTTTCCCAAACTTCATATTGTTTAAATCTATTTCTCATAACAGTACATGCTTCCAAACAAAAATCTTCTCTTTCTATTCTTTCTTCTTCTGTTAGTGTTGTAACAAAACTTGTTAAATAATTTACACCAAATGTTACATGTCTTGCTTCATCACGAATTACAAGTCCTAACAATCTTTTAAATACTGGGTCTTGAGTAGTATCTCTTATAGTATTAAAGATTGCAAGTGCAAGTCCTTCTATAATAATTTGCATTCCTATGAATTTAAAATCCCACCTTGGGTCTGTGAGTATCTTATCTAGTAATGCTTTTAAATTTTTTCCAATAGGCATAATTCTACCTATTCTAGTTTGTAAATATTTGTTAAATGCTTCTACATGTCTTGCCTCATCAAAGGTCTGAGAAGCTGCATAGAGTTTTGCATTGAATGTTGGAGCACAACTTGTAAGTTGAGATGCAACTAGTAATGCACCTTGTTCACCATGCATAAGTTGACTTATAGTCCAATCTTGACTATCCTTAATAAACTGACATCTATCTTCATAGGATAACTTTGCATAATCTTTATGGTTTTTCCATTGGTCATCCATAAACTTAAAACCTTCATCACTAAATTCTGGATAAGGAATACTCCAATCTACATCCTTTTCTACATTCCACTCTAACTCTTTACCAAGTTCATATAGTTTTTTTATACGATTATCTTGAACCTTATAATCCCAATTGTAACAACCAGTTAATGGTGTATTAAATATTTCTACAACATCTTCTGGATTTAATTCTTGTTCAACTGGATAGTTTGCACCTTCAAAAAGTTTATCTTCTTTTGGTGGATTATCTATTTTAGATATTTTCATTTTACATCATGTCCTGTAATTAACATTGATTGGTCTTTACTGTAGTTATATACACGATATATATCTACACCCATGACATTATCAGTTTTACCTAAGATTTGTACTCGGTCTCCTCTAGTACCAATACAATCTTCTTCGTTCCAAACTGATTGTCGTAATTCGTAGTCTTTTCCTTTTACCAAATTGTTTTTATTATCATGTCCTTCTAAAAGGTCAAGTGTTAAATCATTTTCTTTTAAATATGTGTAGAACGATTCTTCTAGATATTTTCCATCTATTTCAAAATGTTCTTTGAGAAGTGCTAACGATGCAGCGTAAGATGCAAGTCTTGTCCTACCAAATGGTAGAAGTTCTAAGACTCTTTTTAAATTAAATACTAACCTGTGTAGTAATGTGAATGAATTTTTTTCTTCTGAGGTTTTAGGTTTTTTGGTTTTTATTCTTTTACCATTATCATCAATGAGACCGAACTTATATGCATCCATCTCACTCCACTTTCTGGTCATCATTTTTAGAATACGAAATACAATGACTGTATCAACTACATTCATTGCACCTTCTTTTAACTGTACCTGTGTCATAATTCTCTTAATACCCCTGCTACTTCCATATCTATTGGTATTTCAGTCTTCCAATCTTCTGTCACATAGTCCATATAGATTAAACAAGTTTTGAGTACAGGCCAGTACTCTTGGTCTATTTTGAATTCTAACATTTTTACTGTATTTTCGAATCCAAAAATATTGAAAATGACAATGAGATGATTAAGAATTAATCTTTCTCTGAGTTCACCATTTTTATAATATCTTCGTAGTAATCTTTTTAAATACCTAAACCTACGAAGGTCTTCCATGAACTCTTCCATCGATGTGCATTGAGGGTTATCATAACACTGCATTGCAAACATCGTGAAGTTCTCATCTGTTAAATTTTCAAATAATTTCATAATTTATATCCTAGTATTATACTAGTATATAGGTGAATTATAAGAAAGTTTACTTAATGTTTGCAACTACTTTAAACATCTTGTTAGGAAGTCTTTCGTATTCAACATGCATTTTAAGTTCTGGGCCTTTTGATGAAATGAAGTCGTCATCTAAGTCGTTACCTTCTTCATCTTTACCCATTCTACCACCATATTGAGTGATAGGTAAGTCCATTGAACCAGAATCAGATACATCTTCATCTATGATTGTGTCAAATTCTATTCCAACTTGTTCTACTTTTCTGTATAATTGTTCTAAAGCAGCTTGAACTGTAATGTGTTCTCTATCTGCAATGTCACCTATCCAAGTATTTAATCTAGACAAAACTTTTGAATCAGATGCAAATAGATGTAAATCCTCTGTAGGTACTCGACCTGTAACATCTTTGTTTAGTCTGTATCCACCATTTGCACCTGTATCATATGCTTCACTAATGTATTTCTTGAATGATTTCATAATAATTTCCTATTATGCAGCTACTGTAATTGTACCCGCTGCAGTTCCTATTGAAGCTGCACTTGTAATTGTTGCATTACCACCTTCTGCTCTATCAACGATAGTTCCACTGTTAAGTGCTAGTGGGTTTGCACCAAAACTTAATATATCACCTGCGTTTGTAGCTGCATTGTTAGCACCTATTGCAAGAGAGAATGTAAGTTTGTTGGTTGATGAACCACTTGCATATGCAAGTAAGTGTGGCCCTCTTCCAGAACCAGAACCTTGGTTTCCATTAGTTACTGATAATGTAGGTGTTCCACCAGAAGTATTAACTGTTACTTTTTCATTAAAAGTTACTGTTGCTGATAATGTACCACCATCTGATTTATCAAATGCTGTTGATACCCAATCAATACTTGTTATGTCTGCTTGACCGATAGAAGTTGCAAGTTCTCCAATTGCACAGAGAACCTCTTCTGGATGATTGTCAGACTTCTTAAATATCCAGCCTCTTGCATCTGCAAAGACCAATTTCTTTTGTGCAGCTGTCAACCACTTTGGTTTGGCTTCGTCTGCATCTGAATTACCCCATAAAGACATAATTATCTCCTCATTTGTTAGTTCTCTGACTGAAAACTTTTTTGTTTATACTCTTGTATTTATAACTTTTGATATCTCAATCACCCCAATATGCTTTAAAATCCGATTCTTTTTCTACTTCATTTACAAAGTCCATATTGATTTCATCTTCAAAAACCACTACAACACCATTAGCACTGAAATTATGTGGGTTTACAATATATTTATCTTCAATAATTTCTATGTTTGTAGGATGTGGAAGACCATATTTTTCATGTAAATGCACTGGATATTCTTTACCATTTTGTAAAACTAACTTAGGAAATTTCTTACCGACAAAACAATCACCTATCTTCTGAGGATTGTTTCTAAATGCATCTAAGTATTCGTTACCACCTAAAAGTAATGGAAAAGTATTTTGTACATATGGTCTACAATTATTTTCTAAGAAATATAATTCACCATCTTCTCCTAACATCTGAGTAATACTACCTTCATATGTACCACCCAGTTTAGCAGCTGCATTTAAATAATCTACTACATTATCCCTAACCTGTTTATCTATTTCTGGTGTGAGTTGTTCTATAATTGTATTAGTAAACCATGCAGTAGGGCCTTCCCCAGCAATTTGTTTTGATTTTGACTCATCACAATGTTCTGAAAATGTAAATGACCATTTTCCTTCTGACATAATGTAAGATATGTTTGTTTCATATCCTTTAATACGCTCCTCACAAAAATATTTCATTTTAATTGGAATACCTAATAGGACTCCAATTGGCGATTGTTCAAGTATTTTTTTATCTTGGACAACTGTTGAAGAATTCCAAAACTCAGATGGTTTTAAAATAAACTGATTAGGTAATGGTTCTGTGTTTAACTCTCTGTGGTCTTCACCTGTTTGTAGAGTTTTAGGTACTTTCATACCACACTTTTCTGCAAACATTTTTCCAAATTGTTTTTCTGTTTCTAATTTTATTGATGTTTCATTTGCAGATATGATATCAATTCCAAAATCTTTTTTATGTATAATACTATTAAAAGTAGGCCAAGTGTTTATGATTAAATCAATTTTATATTTTTCTATTACTTGTTCTAATTTATCTAAATGTGTTAGTGGTAAGTTGTTACTGAGTTCAGTATAATTGTCTGGATTTGTAAAAACACGATATTCAATGTCTGATATTGAATTTATGTTGAGTGTTTTTAAATAATTTGGACTTCCTGTTTGAGTAGTATATACTGTGTGACCATCTTCAACTAATTTTACTTGCCATTGAAGATTATGATACTCCATTTCTGTAAATAATATATTCATAATATAGATATGTAGGTGTTATGCCATACTTCTTTTTATTGCACCCAGAGCTTTCATAAAAGATTGTTTGTTCTTCCCTAATAATTTGATTAGTTGTACTCTCATTTGTGGTTTTACTCTATCTAATGCCATATTAATAATTTTTGCATTTTTTTGGGTTACCTTGATTGTTTTACCATCATCCAGTTTAATATCACTTCCAGTTCTTAAATCTTCAGCACCTTTAAGTTGTACTTGAAGGTTTTGGTCTGGGTCATTTGCACGAGGGCCTAACTTTTTAACTCTATCCCTTTGTTGAATAAAGTCTTTAATATTTTGTGAGATATCTTTATCTGGTTCAAAATCTGTATACTTACCAGCACCGACTGCTTGTGCAAACTTTTTACTTGGTGTTGATGACCCTTTTGCAAAGTTTACTATTTTATTCATTGCATCTTTAAAGTCTTTTGCTTTATTTGCAATGTCTCTTATCTTATTATTTGCAGCTGGACTGTTTGCACCAAAGTCATGAAATGCACGAGCTTCATATGCAAGAACTTCTCCATACATTTTTTGATAGTCTTTAGTATACTTAGACTTACGCATAGGTTCTTTTCTTGCTTTCTTATCGCCTGGTGCATCTTTATATGCAGATGGGTCTGAATCAGACTTTTCTTTTCCTTTTTGAAAATGTGCATCTCTCTTGGACTTAGTAGTTTTTTTAAGACCTTTGAAATATTTTGCTGGTTGAGTTCCTTTTTTATCTTTAATATCTTTGTCTTGAGGTTCTCTTTCCTCATCTCTAAGACGAGGTTCAGTCCTGTTATATTTTTGTGTGACTATTGAAAGATTTGATTTGTCATTATTCATAGGATTACCATCTTTATGATGCACATCTTTACCAACAATACCTTTGGTATCTTTTAGTTGTCTTCGTGCATGATTTCTACCAGCTCTTCTTTTTTTCTGTTCTGGTTTAGAATGGTAGTTTTCGTATTCTTTTTTGTAGTTCCTTTCTTTGAAAGTCTCCATGACGACTCCTTAGAATGAACTTATAACATCTTTGTGATTTGAATACTTACTTGATGATTGTCTCATGAGATTATCATAGATTTGATTTCTAGTTCTCATTAATCCATCTGGCATATGACCTAATGCTTTGTGAGTCATCATAATACCTTTTAATGCTTCTAGTCCTTTTTTATCACCAAGAAGTTTTGCAAGGTGCATTAATGAACCAGTATGGTCATTTCTATCTGTCATTTTTTCAATCTTTTTGATATCTGCAGCTGACATTTCTTTTTTCTCTACAAGTTCTTCGATACCTTCTTTGATATCTTCTATCTTTTGATGCCATTCTACTATTTCTTCTGTACCTTCTTTATAGAAGATTGCTTTCTTAGTAACTGGGTCTAATCCCATGTACTTACCTTTGAGAGAAGGCATCTTAACACCGATGTCTCTTAACATTGCAACCATTTTATGAAGTCTTTCCCAGTTTGCTGGAACATGTTTTTGTTTCCAGATTTGACCCATTAATTTGTCAATACTTTTCTCTGGGTCTTTTTCATCAAATGGTAGTTTAGTCATCTTTGCCATCATCTTACCAAATGTTTTTAGTTTGACCATATTTGCTGGTGATAGGTTTTCAATCACTACATGATGACCTGTAAATTCTTTTGATTCGTTTGCATGTCTAAGTGCAAGTTTAACTGCTGGATTCTTAGACAATCCTCTTTTAAGTTTTTCTATTTCTTTGATTGCATAGTTAGTTGCACCACTTAAATCAAGTGCAAGTTCAATTGCTTTCTTAACTGTTTTATCTCTTGCAGCTGCTTTTTGTTTTGGATTGTCTCTGTAATATTTGTTTATTTCTTGACCTGTAAGTTTAGATTTACCCATCTTAGATAGTGGGTCTAACTTACCATCTTTGACTTTTTCGTCTAAGTCTTCACTACAATGTGATGCATTTATTTTTTTACCATCTTTATCATACTTACCAGACTTTTTCTTTGCAATTGCAATTGCAGCTTGTTGTGCAAAGTTTTTACCTTTACCTTCTGATACTTCTTCTGGTAGTTTTGCCATACCTTTTGGATTTTTAGTCAATATATCTCTCTGAGATAATATTTTTATTAAATCTTTGACCTCGCCTGGTGCAATCATAAAACTTTCATTTCTAAATCTAATAGAATACATTGTATTTGGATGTCTAAAAGTAAGACCTATGTTAAATTTACCAACTTTTCTTAGTTTAGGCATTGATATTTTTTGTTCTTCATGAAGTTCTTCACTTACTGCCTTTTCTAAATCACCTGCTTGTTTTGCATGTTTCTTACTTGCTTTCTTCAACATAGTGACAATCTTTTTCACTACTGGTTTGTCTTCATTGTCAAGTTCTTCTGGTAAAGGTTTTACACCTTGTTGTTTGAACATTTTCATTAATGCATTGTTAGTTGGTATTTGCATTTTACCTTTTTCTTTACCTAATGCAATTACAGTTTTCATAAATCCTTGTGGATTTTGTTTCTGCATTGCTTGAATGACTTTAACACCAGTCATACTTAACAACTTTGCAACACCATATCCAGCATCTTTATTACCTTTTAGATTGAATAATTTATCAATCATTTCACCAGCAGATGCTTCTACTAGTTCAAAGTCTTCTTTTTGCAATATCATTTTAGTATTAAGAGTTCCAATCATCTTAAGGATTGTGTCTCTTGCATCTAAAACTTGTTTGTAAGATTTGTTATGAACTGTATTCTTGAGTTCTTTGTCACCCATGTTTGCAATCTTCTGATAGGATACTAAGACCTTTTGCATGTCTTTAGAAACCTTTTTCATTGCATCGACTTCTTGTTTCTTGACTTCATCCAACATACTATCATCTGGATGTATGACATGTGCAAGGTCTTTATCGTGATTTAAATTACCTTTTTTCTTTTTAACTATAAATGCATTTACTCTTGCCATTCCCCATTGCTGTGGAGTAGTTCCTGGCCTATGACCTGTTTTCCATGCAGCCATTCCACGATTGTAAACTTTTCTTAATGTTCCTACTGAGATACCAGATTTTTTAGCTTTAGCTGCAAGTCCCTTAGACTCATCCAAATTTTCATCTTCATCAAGATATTCTGCAATATCTTCTATTTCTTCGTCACGAACATCTTCGATGAGAGAGTCTATTAACTCCTCATTTAAGATATCTTCATTTGGTGTTGCATACATTTCTCTGTATGCATCTGCAACAGTTGACAGAGTTTTTCTGTTTCTCATGTAGTTTGACATTTACTTTCCAGCTTTTCTATTATTGTATATTAAAGATTTTTCCTTAACATATCCTAACCTTCTTAAGGTTTCTTTAAACGATTTACTTCTTGCATCATATTTTATCTCAGATGCATCTTCTTTTTTATCGATTGCTTTTGAGATTGCTTTTCTTTTCTTATGCAAAAACTTATCAGATGAATCAACATCACCATCGTTATCGATGTCTTTGTCTTTTCTATCTTTAAACTTTTTCTTAACTGCTTTAGGTTGTACTTTGTCTAACCCATCACCATCATCTGACTTATTATTAGTATTGTCTTCTTTTACTGGTGCTTCTTTAATTTTTACTGGATATTCTTTACCAGCAAACATAAAAGTCTTTTTACCATCTTTATGTGCTTGACGAGCTGCAGATATGAATGACCTTTTGTCATCATTTACTGCTTTTTTAAGTTCTGCAAGTTCTTTGGTAAACGATTCTGCAACTTCTGGTTTGTCCTGTGAAGGATATCCCATAAGTTCTGCTTGTTGTTCAAAACGAGATTTTGCTGGTTGTCCAGAATTAAGGACTTCTGAGACCGCATCAGCAACAGATTTAGTTACTTTATCAGTCCCACTGTTGAATTTTAATCTATCTTTTATATCTGACATCGTGGTCTCCTATTAATGTTTCCTCTAGTATTTATATATATCACTTCTTCGACTGTGATTGTCTAAACTTTTTAAGTCGTTCTATTTCACCTTTTTTAACTTTAGGGAAGAGTTTTTTACTTAATTTTGCAATTACACTTTTCTTTTTATCTAATTTTTTACCGATTGCAATTCTAGCACCCATTGAAAGTTCACTTGCAGCCTTACCACCAGACATTTTTTTAAATAAAATTGCTCTTGCAGTCTTCATTGCTTTTGTTTTCAATTGGTCATTAGTCTTCATTCTTTTCTTTTTACGAGCTTTAGTTCTTGCAATTTTCTGTGCAAGTCGTCTCATTCTCATACCAATTGCCCTTCTTTGTTGCATATTAAGTACTTCTAACTGTAATTGTCTTGTTAATTCACTAGTAAATTTACCTTCTGCAACTTTATGTTGTTTCTTTGCCATGTTCATTGCTGTTCCATGCATTACTTCTTTTGCTTTATCACCATATTCTTTTTCGAAATAATCTTTCTTTTTCTTCAAATCTTTGTAAATTTTTTCTTTCGTAGCCATAACTGCATCGGATACTTCGTTTGTATCAGTCGGATTTGTACTTCTATTTTTAAGTCTAGTTAATCTTCTTCTATCTGCATCCATTTCTCTGTCATGTTTAATTTTTAGTTGTTCTTTTTCTCTAGATTGTTTGTCTTTTAGGTTATCTGTAGTTTCATCTTCATTGAATAATCTTTTTTCCATATCTACTGGATGTTCATAGGAAGCTGCAAGTGCAATGTTTTTCATAGGTTTCATGGTCAATGCAGATTTCCATGCAGTTGCCATTTTGTTTGAAGGGAAAGATTTTACAAATGCTCTAAGTCTAGGGAAAATTTTAGTGGTGTTTTTATCCAAATCATTCATATCACCATCATTATCTACAATAAAAAAGTTTTGTCTACCAAATGTAGCTTGTAGTTTACCCATGTTTTTTCTGACTGTTGCATGATTGCTTTGTACTATATTGTCTGGGATACTTCTTTCTCGTTGTCTATTTCTGTCTAATGCAGTTTCTAATGAAGTATTTACGAATACCATTGCAGTTTCGTATCCTAAATCTTGTAGGAGTTTTCTTTGTTTTACGATATTTTTTACATCTCTTGCAGTTGAATCAATTACTATCCCTAACCGACCTTTAAGATACATTTCTTGTCGTTTACCAGTGATTGCTTTTGCATGAACACGAATTGCATCTCTTTGTTCTTCTTCACTCTCTGGCATTTTAAGTGAAAGACCTGCTTTCTTAAGACCCATTTCAAATGATTGGTCTGAGTTTACTGGTCGTAAACCCATAGAACCGAACCCTAATTTCTTAGCTGCAAGTGATTTACCACTGCCTGGGCCACCTGCCATAAAGACAGCCTTAAATACGCCTGGGTCGTTAATTCCTTCGTTAAGCGAGTCGTATGTATTTTCCAATATCATCTGTTATGTACTCTGGTATATGATGGAATTCTTCTCGAATTGCCATTCCTTTTCTTACTGCTTTATACAGTTGTTTTCCTTGTCTAAAAGTTCTTGGTAATGATTTAACAAATGTTTTCTCATCACCATCGAAAGCCATTGCTCTCATCTTAGATGCAGACATACCAGATATGTCATCTGCATCTGGGTCTCTTTCACCTGCTGATACCAATTCGATACTTTTAAAGTTATAGAAACCATGTCTACCTTTCACACCATTATATTTTGTGAGTAGACTCTCAAATTCTCTTAGTCTATCTGAACCAGCAACCATCTTTACACTTCTGTATCCTTGGTCATATAAGTCAACCACTACATCAAATACTGTTCTAGAATTAGATGTAGAAACTGTTACTTTTGCTGGTCTAAACAAGAGTTTCATGAACTTTGTTTTGGTTCTATAATCTAGTGGATTCTTCTTTGGGTCTTGACTATGACTTGTATAGATGAATCCATCATCCGAACCAGCAACCTGTTTCACTTTCATTGCAAGTTTGAGATGTCCAGCAGTTGGTGGATTAAACCTACCGAATGCAAACACAGCAGTTTGTGAATTTATCTCAACAATGTCTTTGAAACTTTTCATGTAAGTATTTATGTTTTTACAAATTTCTGTTCATTGATTTTAAGTGCATCATAGTCCATTTGCACATATTCTCTACATACATCCCACCACTCTTTTAAGTCTTCATCTTCTTGTAGTTCTTCTATAACTCTTTGTCTAATTTCTGGTGTGACATTCATATGAGTATGGGCATACATATTGTGAGATTGTTTTTGGTGAAACTTAACCTTAACTTCATCATCAATAAATCCTAAATCTATTAATGTATCAATTGCACCAGCTGTCTTTTTCAAAGATTCTTGTGATGGATGTAGAAAACCCAGTCCACTTTGTGTATAGTCTATGTCGTGTTTATAGTGTACAAGATTATCATAAATGTCATACATTGATTTACCATTCCACAATGGTCTTGATAATACGAAAGTATGATTCATTTGTTGTCCATCTAATCCACCTACTAGTAATCTTTCTGGTGGACAAAAGTATATTATTCTCTTTGCAGAATTATAATATCTTTCCCACCCTTCTTCTGTGTCACAATTCATATCATATATCCATGGACAAGACATACCATTATCCATTTCAGTTATAAGACCAGATATGAATCTTTCCCAAGGGTCACGAACAAGTAAATACGATGTCCAATCGTTGAAAAAATCTAATTCTTGAAATGGTGGAGTCATTTCTGAATCACGACCTTCACCATAATTTTTAGGAGTAGCTTTCATTCCATAATCCCATGGACAGTTATCACCAAAAAATTCTTTTGCTTCTTTCGAACCCCTCTTAATAATTTTTGAATATGCAGTAAGAGGATTCAAACTTCCATCAGCTTGTGTCCAGTGTTCTGGAATATTTTTGTAACCATGCATTACAGCTCTTTTATTTGGTTGATATAATTCTGTAATAAATTCTAAATATTCTTCATCTGATAACCAAGTTCTTGGGTTACGATTTTGGTCTTCAATCCAAACCCAGTCATCATCAAACATTTCATTTTGTGCGTTTAGATAAAAACGAATCGAGGAATGTCCTACTTTACGAGGACATGTAAGTATTACTTTTCTTTTTTTAGATATGAATGTGGGATGACATCTTTCCCAACATGTTTCACCATCAAAATGTGCATTAACAGTAAAAGTTTGTTTTCCAACTGTTATTTGAACTTCATCATTTTCATTAAATGAAGCAAAAGATTTCAAAGAATCTGACATAATATAACTCCATAATTTATTTGTCCCAGTCTTTTTGTACTGTAAAGTTATTTAGTGAGAACTCCATTCGGTCTACTAACTTCACTGCACCACCAAGATTATTGTCAATTGCAACAAAACCCTCTGGTGCAACGACATCAAAACCATTATCTTTTTTTACAAACAATTGTGTTAATTGTTTTGCTTTATTTACTTTAGTAAGTATTTTAATCTTTGCATAGTTTATCAATGCTTGAAACTCTACTAAAGTTTTAAGTAATGTTAAATGTTTTCTAATTTGTGTAAGATGTATATTTTTGTTTTTCTCTGCTGTTTTCTTTGCAGATGTAACTTTAAGTTTATCTATTTGTGCATCAAACTTTTCCTCTACAAATTTAAAATAACCATCTGCATGATTCTTGTAGTTTAGTCGTAAAAAGTTTGTTCCCTCTCTTACTTTACTATTGTGATATGTTTTGTAACTCATGCCTGGCTTCATCTCTGATTGATGTTTTAAGAATGAATCCAGTGATGGTTTTCTTATTTTCTGAAAAACTTTACCTGTTCTGGACATCAATCTAGTTATCTCTGCACTATCTTTTTGGGTAAAGGTTGCAGTTCCAGATACATCATTATAAGATGCATCATCCATCCAGACCTTACTTGTTTTTTTAAGACCAGATATGTTTGCACCAAATGATGCAGATAAATCTGATAACGAATCTCCTGTATAAGTTGTATGAAATACAATACCCACATTTGCTCTTCTCATAGTAGATGCAAGTTTAGATGTAGAAGGTACTGCATACATGATTGTATTTGGTTGAAAGGTTTCATACGATTCACCATTGATATCTTTCTTTTCTAGGTCACCTTTTGTAAACATCAAGTCACCTTGAAGTATATCTTTAATACCGATATCTTTTAGATTGTTATAACATGCTTTGAACTTTTCTGCAAGTTGTCCAGATAAGTCTGCGTTTATCTCTGCAATGGATGTATAAAACTTTGGTGTTTTATTAAATAAACTTTTTTTTGCAACAAAGAATTTACCTGTCTCTGGGTCATTACCACAAAAGATTGCTGGAGCTCCATCCCATTTTACAGTAACATTGACACTTCGTTTACTTCCAGACATCAACATGTCACGAAGTGACCTTATAAAGTTTATAGATGCACGACCACCATCAATACCATTATTGAATATTTCGTCTTCTATATGTTCTAAATGTACATTAGGACTTGGCATTTCTTTCCTTAGTTTTCTTTTTCATCTTGTTTATGTATGCACGATAAACAGCTGCTTCTGCATTCTTACCCATCTCTCTTGCTCTTTGTTCCATTGCAATTGCAGCTTGTATTTTATGTGCATGAGATTTACCAGAGTTCTTAATCTTAGTAACACTTGCTTTTGCATCGTCAACTGTTGCAAACTTCAATCCATGAATAGTTCCTTTAGGATTCTCATCTGTATACAAATCAGAATGTTTTTTAGAGTTTGCAGGCTGACCTTTCTTTCTAGGTATCCTAGGATTCTTTTGTTCTATAAATTGTTTAAAAGAAATCATTTGTTTCTTA